AAAGGAACCTTTGCACCCGAGAGCAGTTTGTCTATGAGCGTACGACCTTCAGAAGCCATTTCAGCAGACTGTCTGCCAATAAATGTATTAGGATTCTTTGCGGCTATCTTTGAGAAACGTTCAACCTTGTCAACAGCCTCAGCAAGATCACTGTAGACCTTGGATGAAACAGCAGATAACGACTTAACATCAAGTTTTGCACCGGTATCGGACAGACCCTTGGCAAGCAACTTAAGACTATCATCAATTGTTTTGGCTGACTCGACTCGACTTTTCAAAGTAGCTTGTTCAGTAGGACCTTTATCCTCTTTAGGCGGTGTCGCACCGAGATAACCACCAACAGTTTTCTCCAGTTTTCTAATAGAGTCGGGCAGTTTGAAGCCAATGGCTTTCTCAAGTTTATCGACAAGAGTAGACGAAGCAGTATCGCTAACTACCGCAACCGGTATCACATCAGCGGCTGTAGTCTTTGTAAGCTGACCGACACTACCGCCGCTTTGGAAGAATCGTACAGACTCTCCGTTATTGATGCGCTCTAACAAAGAGCCATAACGCTTAGTGGCATTTGCATTTACGACATACTCGCCATTAGATAGCATAGCGGGTATCGAATCGGAAGTGCCAGAACCAGGACCTTTTATAATTCCGCCAGAAGCCTTATACTCGGTGGCTCTTGGTTTTGGCAAGAACTTAGCAGCAAACTTATCAAGACTATTAGTAAGTGCCTCAGAGATCGCCTCTCTAAGACCAGCAGCAACTAAGCTAAACGCTTCGTAGTTTGTAAGATTAGCTGTTTTAGGGTTGCTTTGAAGTGCAGCCATTGCTGCTTTAGTATTCTCGTTTGACTGTCCAAACAAATCAAGTGTAAGGAACTTGTTCTTCCATTTTTCAGGTAGAACTTCAAACAACTTATAACCAGCATATAAGCCTGCGAACAGAATTGTTGCACCAGCTACGAAAGGGTGGGCAGCTCCAGTAGCAAGCAGTATAGTTCTTTGAAGAATCTTAGAACCTTGCGTTATGGCGCCAATAATACTTGAGGCAACAGCGTAACCAATACCAGAGCCTGCGGCTTGACCAAGAACAGAAGAACCCAATGTCACAGCTAACTTTTGCCACTCAGGCGAGTTAGCCATACCCTTGGCAATCTCTGTACCTATTTGCAAACCAGCAATGCCACCTACAAAGCCACCAGCAGCGCTTACCGTATTCTTAGAGCCTTGTATAAATCTCTGTTTAGTCTCTTCTAAGTTTTTCTTCAAATCAGTCGACAATTGTGCAGCTTTGTCTCTAGACTCCTTAAGCGCAGGAAGTTCTTTGGAGAATTTAGCAAGCCCATCGTTAGATGCCTTCAAAAGCTTCTCAGCTTGAAGTGCTCTAGCTACAGACTCGCTCGCTTGTTTCTGAGCGGCAAAAGCAAAGTTACTAACGTCTCTTTTGGAAATTGCTTCTCTGGCTGCAGTATCAGTTATACGGTTACCGGACTTGTCAGTTAGACTCTTCAGTTCATTGAGGGCCTTAGTCTGTGCTAAAGTAGCCTTCAATTGCTTATCTTGCAATCTCGCAGGCACATCAATTATGCGTCGGTCTGCATTCTTTACAGCTTTGTCTAGAACGAATTTGTCACCAACCTTACCAATAGTTTGAGCAAAGTTAGTTGGCGCTGTAGCAACTGCAATACCAGCCTTTGTGAGCGCAGCTCTGCCAGACTCAAACAACACAGCAGTCTTAGTAAGGAAGGACAACAACCCTAAAGGGTCTTTAGCCGCATTACCGCCAAGTAACTCCTCAAAGCCTCTACTGACTAGCGAGAGAAATGTATTGGCGTAGGACGAGAATGTGTCTCTGATTGTTGTGCTATGAACGATTCTACCAGCAGCAACAGCAGCAACAGTTGTAAGAACACTAAGAAGTACACTTCTAACAGTACCAGCACTAAACGCTTGAGTGATGGCAAGAGCAAATACACCAGTTATAGCTGCAATCGCTGGTAATTGATATTGCTGTGGTAAGGCATTTATAGCGTCATGACCAAACGTACGGTCATCGTATCTACGCTCGCGACCTCGACCGACTCTGGCTTCCTTGCTTGTGTCGATTTGGTAGCCAAATATTGAACCTGGAACACTGTCATGAACACCAAAGACTTGTTTAAGCGTTCTGATAATCGGGGAGGTACCGCCTAGTAACTTTTCAAGTTGATAAATCAAGATGTCGTTAGTATCTTCAATATTTTGTTTACGAAATTCAGGCGCCTTAGGTGTCTTTAGTTTTATCGTTGTTGTTTTTGTAAAGAGACCTTTAAAGGAAGTATATAGACTTTCAAATGACTTTTCTGCAAATGTAACTAAATCCTTTACAGCCGTCTTTGGTGCGTTTACTAACTTAGAGAACCACGAGATAACACCGTCAACAAGGTCAGGAACCCATGAGTTACCGATCACACGGTCGTAAAGCCAGGCAAAAAGCGAGTCGATTTTACGAACCCACTCAGAAATAAAGTTAGTTACAGGTGCTAAGCTCTTAAACACCTTTGAAAAGTCAATTGAAGCAAATGATATCTTTATAGAATTAAAAGAGCTAGAAAGCAAATCGCCAGCGACTTGCGCAAAGGAGCCTATAGAACCACGTATAGATTCACCGCTGAATATGCTCTTAAAAAGCAAGCTAAAACCGCCATATAGACCTTCGCTCAGCGTAGTAAATGTCTTGGCAAAGGTACTAAAGAATCCACTGATTCCTGGAAGAACATTTTCAAAAGAATCCAAAAGCAGTCTGGATGTCTTTGTTGACCATTCTTTCAATGAGTCGTAGAGTGTATTGAACAGCTCAATAGAGTCAAACACAAACAGCAAGATGTCAGACTTTATATTGAATATAAATAACTCGAGATTATTCGCTAAGAACAAAATCTTTTGTGCAATAGAGTCAATGCCCGAAGCTAAAGAGCCTGTGTTGCCTAAGACTGCTTTTGAAAGACTGTCCAGTAAAACGGAAGAGGCAAAACCCACATTAGAAAAGGCGTCGCCTAACGTTATTTTCAATTTTGAGAATTTAACGTCAAGTGCGTCTGATTGAGCCAGAACACCTTTTAGAAGGTCTCGGGTTATCAGCTTACCTTCTTCACCTAGCTCCTTAAGTTTGCCGACAGATACACCAAAGCCGTCAGCAATGACCTTTGCCAATACGCCGTTATTTTCTAAGATTGATTTTAGTTCATCACCGGCAAGCTTTGAAGAGCCAACTGCCTGTGCAAACTGGGTAAGCGAACTGGCAGCCTCTGTCGCGCTAGCACCAGACAATTTCAGTGTCTTGGCTACAGTAGAGGCTACTCGTATGATGTCTGTTTGATTGATACCGATATCTTTGCTGTTAAGCGCTATTCTAGCATATAACGAGGAGATACCGGCAATAGACGATCTAGTCTGAACAGCTGTTTCACGCAGCTTGTTCATTGCAAAATTAAACTCTTCCTGCGTATCCACAGTGGAGCGTATCTTGTTCTCTAACTCAGTAAATCGATCTGATAGTGAGGCTGCGCTCTTGATAGCCAAACCTAAACCCAGCGATCCACCAATTATTTGGAAAGCTCTTGTAAGCCTGCTAGAAAAGCCATCTAATCGACTTTCTATACTAGAGACAGACCTACCAAGAGCATCTAGGTCTCGCTGAGCTTCGCGAGAGTCTGATACTGTCTTAATCAGTAGGGTCATGATTCTCAACTAAAAAGCCCAAGGTTTTGGCCTTGGGCGTTCATTCAACATCTACAAGTAGACCATAAGGTTTACCAAATTGTAGGGCTGTTCGCTCCACAAAATTAGCCTCCGCTTGAGGTGATGAACCCTCATTAAGATTTACAATGTGCGGAACTTCGTTAACAACAGTTATTGCAGAGGCTGATCGTCTTTCTAGTAGCCAGCCATCTCTAGCTTCCCCTGTGTCAACAGGCGTTTCAGTCTTCAGTCTTTCAACAAGCTGAGTTGCAAGAAGCGTATGGTGTCTGCGTGCACGCTTCTCCAGCTCTAGCTTCAAATCCTTGAAAGTCTGTTGTCTGTTCAATAGTTTCATGCGTATCATAAGATTGCATCACCTCCTTTGGCGTTCTTTAAAAAGTGGTGTAACTTTGAACCAACAAACGAGTCTGTAGGGTTATCTGAAGTGTTCTTCTTAGCCAGTGCAGGAAATAGCTTTTCGGGATTCTTTACACCTTGCGCATTCAGCAAGTAAACTGTTCGTAAATCTTCGCGCCAACCTATAGGCCTGCTTTCCAGATACTCAAACCAGCCAAGTAGCTCGTCATAAGGTAAATCTTGCAGTATTTTGTAAGCTGGCATCCTTAAGGTGAATGCCAACTCAAACAGCAAGAGATCCTCGTTACTTAAGCCTTTCCCGAGTCACCTGCAGTCATGCCAGAGAAAGCCATGATTTCTTCTGACAGTTTCGACAGCTCGTCTAGCGGAATATCGTAGAAGTCTTGCTCACCAGCATCACCAACAAAATCTGGAGCGCCTTTCTTAATGACGTCAATCATCAAATTAAGGCCTGCCTTTGCATTACCTTTGTGTGTTTCAGCAGAATCTTGAACAGCGATCACTTGCTGTGTAGTAAGCTTATTGATAACAACATCAGATTCCATGAACTTGACCGTCTTAGAAACACGACGATTCTTAAAGTTCTTGATTGAAGCAACATTCGGATTGGGAGAGCTCATATATCACCTTTATTTGTTAATGAAGGAATTCTTCATTCCTTGCAATACGGTTAAAGTCTCGAAAGCTTCAAGAGACTTTTCTGCATTGTTTGCGGCATTAAATTCAGACATACGTTCTAGAGTCTTTGCAATTGACATCTCAATACTCTTAACCATATGACGCTTGGTAACACCGATTACGTAATCTTTACTGAAAGGTGCAGGTTGCTTATTTGTCATGAGAAAAGGAGGCCAAAGCCTCCTCCTGTTAGATGGTGAAACCGCCGAAGAACTTCGACTGAATCGTCATCGTGATTGTTGCAGTGTTGGCGTCGGTCAACTGCGGCGTGATCTGCATAGCATCAATCTTACCAACCCAGTAATACATGGTATTCTTGACAGTACTAAGGCCGCCAGAGGCGCTAGCAAACTTAGTGGCGCCGGCACCAGTGGGTTCGCTATTCAACAGAGCAAAGCGAAACACATACTGGTTACCATCACCAACCATGTTACCCAAGAGATTACCAGCTTCCTTGGCCCATTCAGAAGGCACAAGATTAAGCTGAATTTCCATCGTAGGCGCGTCAGACTGACCCTGAATCTGCTGCGAGCTAGGCTGGCCGTACGTGGGCACGTTAACAACGTTAGGCGGCGTACCCATGGCAGGAAACTCTCGAACGTTCTTGATTCGAACGAACGTGCCAGAAGCTTTTGTACCGCCGATAGAGGCGATCTCAGTACCAAACAAGGCGGCAAATTCACCGGCATCGTCTAAGGTGCTGAATGTGGGCGCTGTAGCAGGAACTGCGACCGCAAGGTCGGAGTACATACCCGCGCCAATTGAATCAATGTGAGCCATTAAGAAACTCCAAAGTGACTGAACTGTACCTCAAG